GCTAAAGATGAGGCACAGCCCGACTTTAAGAAGCACACAAGGGGTTATTTGCTCCATAACACTGAGCCTGTCGAGGCGATGACCGAAGAGCAAGCAATCGAGTATTTAATTATGAAGGATTGCCCACAGCATGTGTGGCGAGACTATGATAGCGGTAATAAGCCAAAAATGGTAATATGCCGCAAAGAACAGCTTCCAGCGACAAGAGAGTGGCGTAACGCTTGGAAGATTAGTGAAGAGTTAGCCACTGATGAAACTGTAGCCGCGTAAGGAGAACCTCATGGCAACAACATATATCGTAGACAAGGACGGTAATCAGATTGATGCTTCAACAGCTACCGTTCCATCTGACCGTCACTTCCGTGGAGCATGGACTTTGAGTGGTAAAGTCATCTCTGAGGACATGACAGAGGCAAAAAAGATCTTTCAGGATAAAATCCGTGAAGTTCGCGCACCGCTGCTTGATGCAGAGGATGTAGTGTACATGAAGGCTCTTGAAGCTGACGATGCTGATGCAAAGACTGCTTCTGTAAATAAGAAGAAAGCACTGCGTGATGCACCAGCCGCTTCAGCGATTAGCGATGCAGATACAATCGCAAAGCTAAAGGCAGCTTGGGATACATCTGTGCTTGGTGATAGCCCTTACGCATAATTCGTGAGGGTTTCCCCTGTTTAGGAGAAGTTAGATGCCGTTGACTAAGATTAGAGGTGCAGGGCTAGACATAGGAACAGTCTCACAAGGGGGAACAATAACTTCCTATGAAAGTGGTGGAACCACTTATATAGTTCACAGCTTTTTGTCTGACGGTGTTTTTGCGCTTAATAAAGCTGTGACCGCAGATTTTCTTATCGTAGCAGGTGGTGGTGGTTCCGCTGCTGCCGAAGGCTATAAAGGGTCCACTGGCGGCGGCGGCGCAGGCGGTCTCGTAGAAGGCACAAGTCAAACCGTTTCGGGTGGAAACTATATTATTTCTGTAGGTGCTGGTGGTGCGGCATCAAGTGATATAAACACACCAGCAAGTAATGGTGGAGATAGCACTGCTTTCGGTTACACTGCAAAAGGTGGTGGTGGCGGAACTGATTATGGCACAGATGGTCAGGCTGGTGGAAGTGGCGCTGGTGGTCCAGAGAACAACAACGCTGGTGGCGCATCCAATCAAGATGCGTATTCTGGAACAACTAATGTAACTGGTTACGGCAATGCTGGTGGCACTGGTGGTGCTTATGGTTCCAATGGCGGTTCAGCGTCTGGTGGCGGGGCTGGCGGGGCTGGAAACAATGCCAATGGTGGAACAGTCGCTGGTGGTGCTGGTCGTGCAAATAATTTTAGAACAGGCTCAAATGTAACTTACGCTACTGGCGGTCAAGGAGTGGAAGGTAATACCAATGGCACTGCTGGTGCTGATAACACAGGCAATGGCGCAGGAGGCGTATCAACACTTTCCGGCGGTAATACTAACGGCGCAAATGGTGGCTCTGGTATCGTGGTCATCCGATACGCTGTCTCATAGGAGTAATTAAATGCCATATATAGGTAAATCTCCAACAGTAGGTTTTCGCAATCGCTTTGTATATCAAGCGACAGCAGGACAGACTAGCTTTAGTGGCAGCGACGCAGACAGTAAGGTGTTGACCTATCAGGATAGCTTGTACTTAGATGTGTATCAGAATGGTGTGCTACTCAAGCCGGGTACAGACTATACAGCTACGACAGGTACAACAGTTGTATTGGTTACAGGGGCAAGTCTCAATGACGTAGTTGAGATGATTATCTATGACACATTCTCTATAGCCAATAGCTACACTAAGTCTGAGTCGGACACACGCTATCCATTCTTAGGCAATGACAGCATCATCCGTACTAATGGGCAGACCATTACTGCTGACATCACAATCAGTGCGACAACTAACGGTGTATCGGCTGGGCCTATCACACAGAGCAATGCCACCGTCACTGTTAACGGATATTGGAGTATCGTATGACCAGTCAGTTAAATGTAGATACCATTGTAGATAAGGCTGGCTCTGGCGGTTCTAATGTCAAGATGGCTAACACATCTACCTATGTGTCAGATGGTGGCAGTGTTACGCAGAATACTGTGCAGGGGTTGGTAAAGTCATGGTACTGTCTTCAAGGCACAGACACTTTTGGTATTAAAGATAGTTTTAATACAGCAAGTGCAACAGATAATGGTGAGGGTGACTACACAACTGTTAGAACTAATGCTTTTTCAAATGATGATTATGCAACAGCAGCACTTTGTTCCTCTACTGGTGGTAGTTCCCCACATTACAATTTTACAGTTGAAAATCAAGACAACAGATTAAGGTCAACAACATCATTAAGAACTTACATTTTGAACTCACAATCAGGCGAAGGTGCAAATGATGCTCTAGATTCTTCTGTATCGTTTATGGGGGACCTCGCATAATGGCTAGTTTACTTAAAGTAGATGCACTAACAGGTGTAACCACCGCTGGTTCCATTAGCGTTACTGGCGAGGGCAACTCAACCACGACTAATCTTCAGCAGGGGTTGGCGAAAGCATATGCACACGCTGCTAGTAGTGGCAATAGTCTGGGCAGTTCTTTGAATGTATCCTCATTAGCAGATGAGGCAACTGGACTTTATTCAATTACATTTACTAATAACATGAGTGCTGTGCCAGCCGCACATTATTCTGATATTTTATCGATTGGATATAATAACGACCCTGTAACTACCTCAGTTGTAAAGTCTCAAAGTTATACCTCAAGTTGGGGGGCAGTAGATTCTGCAAATGTATATTACACTGTTCACGGAGACCTCGCATAATGGCAAGCGAACTTAGAGTAAACACCCTGAAGGATGCCAGCGGTAATAACAGCATTGCTACTAGCTTTGTAGCGGGTGGTAGTGCAAAGGCGTGGATACACTTTAATGGGTCAGGCACTATTGCTATTGTTGATAGTTTTAATTTTGCTTCTATTACAGACAATGGAACAGGAGACTACACCAATACACTCACGAGTGCTATGGTAAATGACGATTATCTTTATGGTGGGTCTGCTTGTATTGGTACTTCTGGTGATTACTCTAGGATATTTACCCCAAGAGGAGATGGCAGTACAACAGATGCAAGTACAACCGCATATAGAGGATTTGCAACCCAGTCTTGGACAGCAAACCCAGAAGATACTCCTGCTGTTTTTAGTTTAGTACACGGAGACCTAGCATGAGTAAAGCAGCAGAACTAGCCGCATTGATTGGTTCAGGTCAGGCGCAGGGTAATAAGAATCTCATAATTAATGGTGCAATGAACATAGCACAGCGTGGAACCGTAGCAAGCGCAACTAACGGCACTTATGGTGGTCCAGACCGTTTTGCTATAAACGAATCTGGCGACCTTGTTGTAACGCTAAGTCAGGATACAGATGTACCAACGGGTAACGGTTTTCTTAACTCTATGAAGGTGGATGTTACTACGGCTGACAGTAGTTTGGCAGCAGGAGACTACGCATTTCTTGGTCATAAATTTGAAGGACAACAGTTACAAAGATTAAAAAAAGGCACATCTAGTGCAGAAAGTGTAACCTTATCTTTTTGGGTTAAGTCAACAATCACAGGCACATATATTATTCAGTTATATGATAATGACAATACTAGACATATATCAAAAAGTTATACTGTTTCTTCAGCTAATACTTGGGAACACAAAACACTAACTTTTGCTGGTGATGCAACTGGTGCGTTGGATGATGACAATGCGTATTCTTTACAAGTATATTGGTGGCTTGCGGCTGGGTCTACATATACAAGTGGCACTCTAGCAACCTCTTGGGCTAGTTTTACTGCTGCTAATGCGGCTGCTGGACAAGTAAACGCTATAAACAGCACAGATAATAATTTCTATCTCACAGGAGTACAGCTTGAAGTAGGAGAAGTAGCCACCGCTTTTGAGCATGAGGACGTAGGGACTACGTTAGCTAAGTGTCAGAGGTATTATATGCAATGGGGACCAGAATCTTCTGGAGCAATTTTTAGGCATTTTAATCCTTCATACACTAATGGTTCTTATTGTAGTGCTGTTCAAGCCTTTCCTGTTGAAATGAGGGCAGTTCCGACTGTGGCGGTCAGTGCTATAACTTATCAAAATGCAGCTAGTTGGGGTACAAGTTCTGCTGATAGAAACCAAGTTCTAACTTACAGTATATCAACGGGTACTGCTATAATTTCTGGAGCATATGTCGCCAATGGCAGTGGTGATTATGCCTATGCAAATGCGGAGTTATAAAAATGAAAATAGAATCACCAAAATATCAGAATGACCCTTTAACAGGTCAAGAAAATCATTGCATAAAAGCAACTATTAATGGAATGACAGCATTTATTCCTATTGACCCAGACAATGCAGATTTTGCAGAAATTCAAAAGCAAATAGCGGCTGGCACTTTAACCATAGAAGACGCTGACTGATGTTCGGTGAGTTGGCATTATCCGAAAGAGCTATAGCGGATCAAGGTATTCTATCCTTTGGTTCTGCAACTGCTAATGCCAACTTCACTGTAGACGGCGCACCTATGTTTATAGCAAGCGCTTCCGAAGAGATGTCCGCAATTGGCGTTAAGGTTACGATTGGCGTAGGTGTGCTTGCAGGTATCTTTGAGGCTTCTGCTTCGTTTCTACAAAGCACAGAGCTTACCCGCTTTGGAACAGTCATTGCGGAGATGGATTTTAGCACTGTGCAGACTGCTAATGGTACGTTTGTGGCTTCAGCAATATCCGAACAAGACGCTGCCTTTATACAAAGCACAAACTCCGTTATGACCCTAAGTGCAGCCTCTGAGCAGAGTGCTAACTTTACGCAGACATCTGCGGCTGGTGTGCTGTACTCCGCCTCGCAAGAAATGACGGCTGAGTTTATTCAGTCTGTCACGCCTACATTTATAATAAACTCTCGTCCTTTGGATATTGAGTCTGTCTTTATACAGACTTCTCTTGGAACCAAAGTTATCCTTATGGATGAACTGCAAATTAATGCAGTGTTTATTGTGTCAGCCGAAGGTAGGTTCTATTGGGAGCGTATAGATGCAGACACCCCATCAGAAAACTGGGTGCAAGTTGTCCCAAGTGGTGGAACATGGACAGATATCAACGCGAGTGGTACAATAGAAACGTGGACAAATAAGGTGGTGTAAATGCCCAGTACATATACTTCAAACACTGGTATTCAAAAACCCGGTTCCGGCGAACAGGCAGGAACTTGGGGCACGACGACTAATACCAACTTCGACATAATTGATCAGGCGCTTCACGGTCAGGCGCAGATAACTATTTCAGGTAGTCAAGATCTGACCACCAACGATGGATCTACTAGCGACGGCGCAAACACCGTTCTTGTTCTTAGCGGATCTCCGGGTTCTACCTTTGAGCTAAGAGTTACTCCAACAGATCAGGAAAAATTTTATACTATCCGAAACGACACAAACGCTGCCTGTCGTATTATATACAAAGGTGTAACCTACTCCGCATCCAACGGCGTAGAAATCGCAGCAGGTGCATCAGCCGCTGTGACAGGTGACGGTGGTGGCGGTTCCGGTGTTTTCAAAAGTCTAACACCAACTACCGATCTGGTTAACGACACGAGTCCCGAGCTTGGCGGCAACCTCGATGTTGTTACG